AAAAAGTCAGCAGCAACATAATCTGGGACAAAGGCAAACTCGTCCAAGAATACTAAATTATATGTTCTTGAACGTCCAGCATCACCAGAAGTTGATGACGATGTGATTGAAGAACCATTTTCAAGTTCTATACTATGTTTGTTCCAAGTAACAACACCTTGTTGCAACCACATAGGAAGTTGTTCGTATGAATATTTAATTTCTTTTAGAATCTTTTTAGATGTATCGAACTTATTTGCAAACATACCGACACGATAATTATCTTTGAATAAAATAGACCAAAGAATGAACGATTCAACACCAATAGTCTTTCCAGACTGTCTGGCACATTTTGCTAGAATAAACTTCTCATTCACAAACTTATTGATCATCTCTCTTTGAAAATCATAGAGTTTGATTACTTGAACACCGGAGTCAATGGTGACAATCTTCATGTATTTTTCAATAAAATAAAAAGGGTCTTGAGCGCATTTAACATATTCTTCCACTTGTTCTTTTGTAAATTGGATTTGAGCTCCAACTTTTTTAACAAGTGGGTTTCCTTGAAAATGTTCTATATCTTGTTCGGGAGTTTCCATCACTTCCCTTTTTTCTTATAGTCTGTTGTATAGAAACCAGAACCTTTGAATATTATTCCAGAAGTGTGAAACAGTTTTTTCAGAGTCTTCTTCTCACATTTAACGCAAGTTTTCAGAGGTTCGTCATTTATGCTTTGGATTCTTTCAAACCTGTGGCCACAATTTGTACATTCATATTCATAAGTTGGCATTTATTCATCCTCATCATCTTTATCAATTTCTATCAATTCTTTATCTGACATTGTATTGTTGATAAGTTCTTGTAAATCAGCAGTTGAACCGACATAGTAAGTATTGTTCTGTTGATTCAGTTCAAGTTTATCCATATTTTTCAAGTTCTTTTCTGGTTCTGCAATGATTTCAATCTCATGAAGTTTCTTATTTACATCCATCAGTTTATCAGAAGCATCAGAAACATTCTTAACAAGAGTTGCTATGACTTCATATGCTCTTGGTTGTTGAGAACTCTTCGCAATCTCTATCAAGTCTTCCAAAGCTTCGTTCCCAATCTCCATAGCATTTTTCAGATTCTTTCTCGCAAACTTATAATCTTTTCTGCGACTGTCTTGCATTTCCTCTGAAAACTCATCTTGAACTTCTACTATATCATTCTCTTGAACTTCTGTCAAGTCTTTTATTTCAGAGTCTTCTGGTAGAATATCCAACACTTCTTCTATGTCTTTGAAATCGTTTGACATTAGATACCTTCTAGGAAGTCTTCAATAAAACCAAAATTGTCATCTGCTTCAATTTGTTCTTTTGGAACTGATTCAGATTCTTTCGTTGTTGGTTCACCTTGATCTGTAAGTCCAGGTTTTGTAATAGATTTTGATTTAACACCAAACTCTTGTGCTTGCTGCACTTCCTGTGGGGTTACTTCACCAGAATCCCCTGTTGGAGTTGAGATAATATCAGTCTCAACTTGTCGAATTAACCCAGAATCTTTTACTGGTTTGAATATATTCGTTTTAAGAGTGAAACTTAGTGTCCACATAATAACTCTTCTATCTTCAAATTGACCTTCATAACTCTCTTCTAAGGAAACATCATTAAGTAGTACAGGAACGTCATCAACTACACCCATATCATCATAGATTAACTTCGAAGGGATATTTAAATAAGGACTGAAGAAAGGAACTATTTGCTCTATAATCTGCAAACCTTCATCAAAATGCTCAACATAAACATTCAAAGAAAATCCAATATTGTAAGGAACTGGATTATGCATAGATTTTTCTTTATCATCTTGTGTTGTATTATATCTAACACCAAGAGAATTAAGTTTTCTTTCCGAATCATAAGAAAAGGAATTCATTTCAAAACTCATTCTTGGGAGAGTTATTGCAGTATTTTTATTAATACTACCGTCAGCATTCTGAACTTCAATTTTAGAAAGGAATTTACTTCTTGGTGCATAAGACAGAGGAACTTTCAGTTCTTTGACGGTATCACCAGATGAAGTTTTCCTTTTCACTGTTATATCATTGAAAAGAGTTCCAAAAGTAGCAACACTTTTAAAAATAGTTTTGTGGTAAAAATATTCATTATATAGAGCCATAACAAATATATTTATAAGACTTACTAATAATCTTCTTCGGAGAATGGATTATTTTCTGTAAAGTCAATTACTTTGTCTGCTTCTTTTTCATAGTCAATATTATCAGATAACGGATCATTTGGTATGTCGAGTTCAACATCTTCATAATTGTCTGGTAAATCTATCTCATAAGATGCTCCACCATCACCGACCACATTTACACCCTCAACAAACTTACCAACAACATCAATAAGTTCTAAAATGTTATTTCCCCATGAAGCAACTCTACCTCTTGCATTAGTTCCTTGAACAACATTCTCACCCACAACAAAGTCTGTTCCGTTTCCGTTTGTAGTTGTAAGTTCAATTGAATAAGCATTTTTATATTGGATATTGTCAATATCCTCAACACCAGTATTGATCATCTGATTAGAATACTCAAAGAGCTCCAGTTTCAATCTATATACAAACTTTTTACCAAGAGTGTAGAATATTTGCTCATCTTCAACAAACATAACTTCAAAGAGTTGCTTATTGAAAGGAAAGAAAATCAAGTCACCCTCTTTTGGTCTTCCTATATTGAGAGTGTCAAATCTGTTTACCATTACAGTCAGTTCTAAGGTATCACGAATTTCAACACCAAACTTGGATAAGAAGTCACCTTCACCACCAAATTGTTCAACACTATCAACGAACATTTCGATGTCATGAGTTGCTGTAAACTGAGAAATTTCAACATCTTTGAAAAGTGAATCTATTTTTTGAATTTGTCTTGGTAAGTAACTAACATCAATTCCGTGGATTTTGATTGACTCTTCCATTAAATCATCATACAGATCTTGTTCTGATTGTGAAGAGTAGTTTTTATTAAAATAAGGATTAGTTGCCATAATTACCCCATGTAAAAAGTTGGAGGTTCTTCGTAAGTATTTCTTAACTCTTCCTCAAGTTCTCTCAGTCTTGTTTGAGATTCTGATAGGATATCTGCACCATTGAAAGTTACACCCCCAGGCATCTGAACTCCAGAATATTTACTCAGATTGTGACCCCACTGTTCTCTAAACAATTCAGTTGTATATTCCCTTAACCACCTATCAGACCAAACTTGTGTGTAAGTGTTTGGGTCTATTATTTGATATGCTTGAATTACAATATAACCACCAACTTCAATTTTATCCCAATCCATATCGATATAAAGTTTATCAGTATGTCTTCTATACCTAAGAATTTGTTTTCCATTTAATATTTGATTGATAAGATTTAAATTTTCTTGTGTTGCTGTATAATATTGCATTTGAGATGGTGTTTGATTAAAAGCGTATAGGGCATCCCAATTCATGTGAAATTGAGCATCAAATAGTATTTCATTTGAACTACCTGTATTCAGATCTAATATCTTCTCAATAGAAATAATAGCATCACTCATTGTAATGTAACCATTATCTTTATCTGTTTGAGTTACTTCATGTTGAATTATAATTCTCTCGATACCATCATAATGAAAATCATGATACATTTTAAGAGCATCATCAATTCTATCTTCTAACTGCTCATCAGCAACATTTATCTCTATTACAGGTTTGCCAAGTTTCCTTAAACAAAACTGTTTTAGTTCTTCTCTATTTGTAGGATTAGCCATCTCTACCCCTTTATAAAAAAACAAAAGTTTGGCGAAACCTCAAAATTATTTCCGCTTTAGTCCTACCAGACCCGAACGATTTGTGAAAGTATATTGGTAGCCATACCGTGCTTTGTCGTTCCTTATACAGAATTAAGCATACTTATCTTTAAAAATTAATAGAATGAAAACTTCTTAAAGTGCTAAAAAATAAAACATAAAAAATATAAGAATGATTTCTTTTAACGTTAAAGAATTCAACTTATTCTATATCACTTATATTTATACACTGACAGGTTCTTGTAGGGCAATTGCTCTCAAATTTCTTGCTTTGGGTACATTTACACTACTATTAGAAGATAAAACTATCTTAATTGAATACACATTAAAATTAGGTAATGTTTGGTTATGCACAAGTTCAACACCATTATGGTTAGGATCTGTACCAAACACATATTCTCTGTAATCATTATTGTATTCAGAAACCACATACTCTGGTGTTACTTGCTTCATCAAGTACCAATTCCTATCATCAAAAATAACGGAATCACTTGTACTGGCAACTTTATAATAAACATAAACATCAGTTTCTGCTGGTTTATACAAATCAAGATAAACTCTTATGTCCTTAGATTCATATGATGATTGTAAGTTTACCCTCTTTGAGATATATACAGCATCAGCAACACTACCGGAAGGTGAAGTTTCACTATCAGCAATTACGATCGCATCATCAGGTCCAGCGGTGTTACTTGTAATATTAACACTATTTGTCATATCTTTAGGTGAGGATAGGAGAGTGAAACCTGTGATAGAACCACCAGTTGCTTGAATTTCAAAAACAGCTTGTTTAGAATTATCATGAGAATCTGTCAAGAATAATTTTTCACCAGTTGAAAAACCAGTTCCCCCAGATTGTATAGTCAAATCAGAAGCATCATACTGAACAGCATCAACAATATTCCTAACTGTGATTAAACTTGTTCTCTCCATATCAATAACAGGAGAAACATCAGTATTAGAAGATGTTGGAATCTTTGCCTCTATTTTTAATGTTGTATTCCCACCAAAAGATTTACTATTGGACAATTCAATATTTCTATTTTCATGAAACTCAACCAAATTAGAAGTTCCAAGTTGGTATTTAAAAATTGGGTTTTGACTTCCAAAAAAGTTTTTCAGCATTGAAACATTAAATTTGAACAAGTCAAAACTCTCAGACTGTGATGGAACAGTGACATTCAATATTGCTGTTGATTCCAATGAAGTGTTAAATTGACATTTATTCAACCTAAACATTATAGATTCATTATTAATAGCATCCCAAACACCAGAATTGTGAGAAGAGAATAAACTTCCAACTAATGGTTGCTTAGATATTTTTGGATTTAGTATATCGGAACTTCCATCTGTATTCAGTGTAGAATTCCCTACAACACCACTCCAAATTTGATATTGACTACTATTCGTCTTTACAACTATTGCATATTCACCTGGAATCAGATAAACTGGAGCATCAAAAGTGAATCTTGTGTTCTTATTAGAGTCTTCTGAGGCATCTGGTCCTTCTGAGACAACAACCTGAGAAGGGTTCAATATAACTTCCGAAAAAGGAATTACAGTAGATGTGGAAGGATAACCATTAATAGTTGGTCTAATCTCAACCATAACTGGTAAAGTATCATCCTTAGACTTAAAAAACAAATCAACAGACTTCAGAAAAACCCCATTTCTGTTGGATGCAGGATCAACTATAAACGTTTGTGATAGAGGGTCTTTCCAATCTAGACATCTGTTAATCGATGTCAACTCTCTGGAAAATACATCTTTCGAAACAGAAAGTTCATCACATATATTAGACCTTTTGATTAATGGTAATCTGGTTGAAACAACATAATTTTCTGGGTCATCCATAAACCCTTGAGAAGTGTAGCTACTTTCAGCTACCGATTCCGAATTGCTCAGATTATTATCTTCATTATCAATCAATCTTAAAAGTCTTTGACCTGTTCTGAATTTGCTAGTTTCTGAACTTGGAATATTTAAAACCCCACACAATAAACCTGAAGCATCAGATTTTAATTCTGTTGGAGTTGTTATTGTACTTATTTTTGCTTGAACTAGAGAAGTTCCACCATTAATAGTTTCATCATTAGAAAGTGTACCTGTTAATAATTGAACATATATCAACCCACTACCATCATTTGCATTTTTAACCACTCTAGCAGTTCCACCATCAACACCAGTTATAATTTCACCGTCATACAAACCGTCATTAAAAACTTTAGAAGGGTTTGTAACAACTATCTGAGAGCAAGGTTCAATATCAGGTGAACTTAAAGCAGTGTCATCAAAGAACCCATAAAATGTGGTCTTTGGTTTTAAGTTGGTTGCTATGAAAATAACCTCATCAGGTCTCATGAAAGGTACAACGCTGGTGTCTATTTTCTTACTTGTTAAATCTCTTTCAATTCTATTTGGTAATCCAGAACCTACAACATTGATCTTGTCAACAGCATCAAATAAATAATTTTGAGTCTCTCTATTTTGCAATCTAACAACATTTGATTCGACCAGTGAAGATGGGTCTGCTTCTTGATTCGAAACAAAGTTTTCTCTACCAGTCCATAAGTCTTCCCAATCATTCCATTGAGTTCCAAAACCTTGTGCCAACTCTGAAGAAACACTTGTTGATAAATTTTCCCAAGCATCATTTTCACCAGAATCATTAACGTTGACTCTGGGTTTTAAATCTTGACTGAACCACATATCAGAAGAAGGGTTCATTTTAATTTCACCAAACCAGTAGGTCATGTTGTGTGGGTTTATGTTTATAGGTTTACTTGCAGCAGGTTGTGATTGATGTAAAACTTCTGTATGTTCCAACAATAATAAAGGACCAACCTTAACCATATTGATATTATTTGAATCCGAAGAATCAAAAGAAATTTCGTGTGAATCACTATAGAATGAAGGTCTCAATTCATTTGTTTCAAAATCTATTGAACATCTATAATCTGAAGAATTTGTATCACCAATACTGTGTCCAGAAAAATCATCAATGAGTATACCATTCTTGAATATATCAACACCATTATTATTTCTAATCTGGACACTCTTAGATTTTTCCTGTAAAAGTCTTAAATTAGACCTTGCCTGTAGTTCCTCAATTCTTCTATCCAAAATACCAATATCTCTCATTGTATATCTTCTGTTGTGGATAGGAATAACTTTTAAATCATTGTCATTATAAGTGTATGGAGGAACCGTAATAATATATAGAGACATAGCATTAGGATCATCAGGTGGTGTTACTGGAAAATCAGAAGATGTCCCTTTTATAACTCTAAACTCTTTATCTTTTGTCACAACAACTTTATCAATTCTTGGTAAGAAATATTTGTAAGTAATTTCCAAGAAATCTGTTACTGATCCATAAGGTATTAAACTACCTACAATATTATCATTAGCATCTCTTGTTGGTCTAAAGTCAATAACATCTGTTAAACTATAAGATTTACCAGTATTTTTCGAAAAATAATTTGGAATGTCTTCATAATCTACATCAGAATAAGAATCTTTCGAGAAAAACCCCTCACCAGATGTAGGATGCTCAAAATATTCCAATTCTATAGTAAAACTATTGGAATCAGGTACAACCACACCTGATTTTAATTTTAATGAGGCATAGTCATAGAAAGAATCTCTTTGTCCATTATCAAATTCATACCGATCTTTTATATCAACATTATCACTACCCTTTATTGAAACTATTTTGATAACATCAGGATACCCATTAAGAGGAACTGTTTTACCAACTATTTTCATACCATCTAATCTGGTTTGGCCAGTATCATCATCAATTACAATTTGGTCAGTATTATCAATTACAATCGTGTCAGCAGTTTTTGTTTTTGTTTTTGAATTCTGAATTGTTTCTTGAACTTTATATAATACTCTCAATTCCCGACCACCCAAATTCTTATTAGGGATTGTTATATTGGCTTGACCATTGGAATCAAAATTTACACTAAAGGTGTCGTAATTTTCACCAGTAAGCTTATCAATTATAATAAAGTTACTTCTATTAAATTTTAATTCCTCTGGAGAACTATAAATAAAAGTACCTGTTCCTAAAAATTGAACAGGGTCATTTACACTTATTGATAATAATGAATTATTATCTCCATCATGTATTGCAGTTTTAGTAACATATTTATTATATAAAAGAGAAACATTTTCCACATCAGATAAAGAAGATTTTGAAATAGGAAATAACAAAGTGCTTCTTGATTGTTGTGAAACTACTGTATAACCTGCAACTTCACTTTTATCTGAAACCTCCAAAACAACCTCAGTAGAGGTGTCCGAAATTCTAAAAGATTTAATATCTTTCGATGAACCAGATGTTAAATTTAAGTCAAAAAATGATAATTTATATCCTTCAGAATCGTAACTCAATTGTTTTATTCTGCAAGATCCTATATGTTGTTCACCTCTGTTAAAGACTTCCAATTTTTCATTTGAGTTGATAGTTGGGAATTCTTCACCAGTCAACAATTGTGCTGGAAAATCAACATAAACATAATTACCGATAAAAGTACTTATATTTTCTGATTCGACCCTAGATTCATCTCTACCCCTATCTACTGGAAGAGTTACCGTCGAAATTGTTTCAATTTCTCTACCATGAACATATGCTTTTCCAGGGTCTAATGTAAGTTTTAACTTTTCAGTTAAATCCACAGGAGGGTTTAATAAGGCAGCAGCATCAACTTCTGATTGACTATATTCATCAATATCTAGTGTGAAGTTTCTAACAACAAAATCACCATTAGCATCATATGTCCTACGAGCCATTTCTTCTGCCAAGTAAGCATATTGAGCATTTTTTATCTGATCTACTTTTTGACCATTTCTAACTCTAACAAATTCGTAAAAGTCACAAGAATTATTATCTATTAAATTTGAACTATCCTGTAATTCTTTTTTAGTTAAATTTAATGAAATTTTAAATCTATCTGCCCCTGGAGCTGAAAAGTTTGAAGACCCTTGAGCATTATCATAAAGTGAAGCATCATCCGCAGGAGTTACAATACTTTCATCAACTTCCAACCCAATTCTATAAGTTGGGGTGTTTCCATACTTATCTAATACAATAGTTTGAGGTTTCACTCTATGAAAAAACCCTGATATATAGAATATTGCCGAGTGTTCTGGGTCATTAGGATCATAACTGTCTATAAATTTGGAAGCATCTCCAACTACAGACGCCAAGGAGGATGGTCCTGTTATTTCAGCATCTAATGCTATACCATCTTCACCCCTCTTAACAACTTCAACAGTTCTATTTAATTTACCTTGAACTGATTGAGTCATCAGTGGGGTTTCCTCTCCTGCAATTTCAACACTTCCAGATTTATAAGAACCTATGATAGTATTTGGTTCAGTTGCAGTTTTTGGGATAGCTTTCTTAACTTCAAATATGATTGGTTCAGAACCTTCATTATTAACCAAAGTTCTACCTTCAAGTTCACTAATAAAAGAAGATACATCCACACCAGCAGATTGATCTTTTAATTTTATATATTTTACATTTACATCGACGTTGAAAGTACCATTTCTTATTGGTGAACCGTCTTGAAATATATGATTACCGAATCTATGGATTTGTTCACTTAGGATTGTTTGGAGTTGTGTAATCTCTCTTGCTTGTAGTGCAGTTCCAGGTTTGAAAAGAACTTTAAGGAAATTTTTGTCTACATCAAAATCATCATAGTACGGTCTAGTATTAAAATCTGTTAATAATTTTCTAGTTTCATATTTAGCCATATATAAACCTCTTACTTTATATTATAATACTATTTATACTAGAATTCAAGTACTATTTTTATGTCTTCAATTTGATTTTCATCCCTCTGAATGTTAGTTCTTTGCTCAACAAACATAACATCCCCAGAATTTTTTAATAACTCTTCGTCAACTATACTAGAAATTGAATTTGCTGAAGCCGATGGTGAACTTATTTGATTTGTTAAATCAAAAGTTCCTGTTACATTTACTATTCTAATTTCTTTTGTGCTATTGTCACCATCTAAAACATCCACAATTATTCCAGTTGCACCTGTTACAGATTGCGTTATGGTTTCGTCAATAACAAAAGTCTCATTCAAACCTATATCGGTAGTATTTACAACTAATGTTTTACACTGTATATATAAGTCGGATGAAGCATCTAGATAATCTGGACCTTCATTGAGTTTTGGTTGCCTAATTAAACTAATTTGTCTATAATCATTTGCAACAGGTAAATTCTTACCAGTTCCTGATTCGTTGTATTCGAATTTAGTATTAATCATAACAAAGAAACCACCAAGTTCTTCAACAGCATCACTACCGTGACCTCCAATTGGTGGTATAATGACATCAAACTTTGCATCCACAGTTGTGGCAGTACTAGCATTTACAAAACTTACAGTCGCGGTGGTATATCCAGAACCACCATTTAATACTAAAACACTATCGATTTGATTTTCATCGGAAGCATTGTCTGAAGCACCCATAATTGGAACTGCTTGAACACCTGTTCCGTCACCATCAACAACGACTGTTGGGAGTATTTGAATAGTTCCGGTTAAACCTGTGGCATTACCATAAACTTCTATTTGATCTCCACCAGTTGCTTGTGTATAACCCTTTATTACAAAAGCTTTACTGCTAGATGGACTGAAAACTGTCATACCATCGTAATAACCATTAGACATATTTAAGGTAGTTGTAATAGTGATTGTTGTCAAGTCACCGTCATTTAAATCATTAGTGACATTAGATATTGACGATATAACCCCAGATGCAAAAACATAACCATCACCAGAGCTATCAGCAGAACCATATCTTCTTGATATTACATCGATTCTACCTTGACCAAAGGTTTTAGCATCATTTTGAACGTTCCATTGTAAATTTGTTGATGAACAAGCACTAGCACCCACTGGTTCTTCTGTTAAAGTTTGAATTGGGATAAAATTTTCTGTCATAAACTTAAATGCAGAACTAGGAGAGACAGTATACATATATTGCCAAATATAACCATCTGGATATGGTTCTGGGGTTGTGCTAGTGTGTATAGGTTTATCGTATGATTCTATATTGTTATTAAATAAACATTTATATACATTAAATTCATCAGTTACAACATAAAAGGGTTTTGGTGTATCACTATTGATAACATCATATACTAAAGAGTCATCTAAATCACCATATTGTGTATATCTTTTACCATCTTCCCATTTAACCCTCGGTATAACATGTGTTATATCGGTAGATTTAATTTTTTTAGCAGCAAACATATTTCTCCAAACTTCATATTCATTTTGAGCATGATCTAGTGGAGTTGGTGGATTTAAATCACCAGTTGTTTCTGTAGCACCCGAATATAAATCAGTTGTAGACCAAGGTGTTACCTTACCGATTGCAGTATAGATATTAGTTTTTTCTGCTTCACTAAAACCTTCTACAAAAGATTTAGCATTATGTATTCTGAATTTATTTGTTAAAATACTAGACATTTTATCCTCACTAATATTTATTTAGACGCCTATTAATTCTCTTTTTAAGAACTCTGAACCAGAAATAGCAGAATCTGAACGAGTATTTAATATCAATTCCGTATCACTATTTATACTGACCACTTTGAATAATTGATCACCAGCAGATATTACATCACCTTCACTCAACTGTGTAAACTGTGTACCCACCCCAGTTAATGTAAAAAATTGGAGAGTTCCATCACAATTAATGTCATGAGGAATTGACACAGTTCCATTCAATTTATTCCACTCGTAAAAGTCATTGTTCTTTGGTGTTCCTGGTCTTAAATTCTTATATTTTATTTTAAATCTATAATTTTGATGTGTATTTTCATTGTACAAGTAATCACAAGCATATGAACCATGATAATATATTTGTGGAATCAAGACACCAGAATCACTACCATCAACTTCTGTTTCAATAAAACTCAATTCAGTTTCACTAGCAATTGTAGCTTTTGGTGAATTCCAATTACCCACTTCACCTTCCTGTATAATGTCAGTATTAATCATGAAATCACCATTAATATCTTCTAAAACTAATTGCCCACTTACATTATCCCAAGATTTGACTGTTGCTTCTGCTCCAACTTTAAATATTCTCATATTAACATGTACATATGATGTGTCAAACACAGTCCCACCTGTGTACTGAGGAGTGAAGGATAAAAGTTGATCATTTATTATATTTGTAACTTCGAATATAGTTTGTGACCCGACACCACCATATGGATAGTTTGGATGAATTATTCTAAATAAATCCCCAACCTCTAATTCAGTTGTATATGAAGTTCCTGACCCTATAAGCGTTGAAAGACTATATTGAGTAAGAGATATTACTGAATCACCGGAAAGTTCTGTTGAAAAATTCAAAACTTTTTTACCAATTTCAAAATCACCATAAGGATTACTCATTTGCAATTCTAAATTATAAGGGGCACTGTCATCACCATCTAAAATCAACAAACTGTATAAAAAATCAAAATCCCTAATGAGTTTATTAGAGTGTTTGCCAATATAATCCCATATAACCATTGAAATATTTGTCTTTATTTGAGAGAAAGACATTTTGACTTGTTTGACAGTTTCAGTTGAGATTCTACCAAACATATTCATACCAGCTGGATGGATAAGTCTTTTCAGTAAATCTCTATACTTTCTAACCTCAACAGAGGATTCCAATAAGTAAGAGTAAACTTGATAGTAGAAAGAATCTTGTATGTATTTTACATCTGAAATAAAACTGTTATTGTTTAAGAATCTACCACCGTCATCAAATATGGAACCAAAATTTAATTCAATATCATCAGTTCCATTAGAATTCAAATCTAAACTTATACTATAAGGTTGTTTTAATATACCATCATACCAAGATGCTACTGAATAATTTAGATCTGCCCAAACATCAATTCCATTTCCAATTTTAAATTTGGTTTTTTTATATGATGCAGTACCCACAGTTCCTGTTTCAGATGAACCATCACCTTCAATAATATCGTCACCATCACTAATAAAAACACCACTATACTCTCTTAAAACTAAAATACCAGTTCCAGAGTCCCAAGATACAACTTTACCAGTCCCATCAAGAGTTTGGTGATTTACTATTTCACCAGCAGTAAAGTCTCCACTTGGGTTTTTGATATTTAGAATAAGATAAGGTAGTTGAATACCTATCTGTGTTTTATCCAAAACCAGACTTGATTGTGCAGATTGTACACTTTCCCAATCTTCGAGATAATGTTCAACTTTACTTCTTTTATATCCAATACCTATTTTTCTGATTTTAACTTGTTTTAGAGTTCCAACATCATTTCCAATTAAATTAAAAGATTCGGAAGTTATATTATGATCACCTATTTGTGTTAAAGTTGGATATTTGATATACCCTTTACCGGCACAATGAACGGTTATTTTAGTTATTACCCCAGATTCATTTACTTCAGAAACAATTGCTTCTATTGGTCTACTTGGACCAGTTGGGGAAAGACATTTTGTATTATCAAATATCAACTTA